GGTTCTTCCTTCTAAAAGAATTCGGTCCCAACCAAATACTGAAGCAACGGCGTCTTTAAGAGTACCAGCAAACGATTCACGCTTAAATCCATGTGAATTTACCAAATAATCAGCGATGGTATCTTTCCCACTACCGATTAAACCTGCGATGCCTACTATCATATAATGCTCCTAACTTAGCATTATGACATAATAAGACAATTATGTCAAGTAAGTATTATCCGGTAATCCAAGACATTGGCATTCCACCATCAACATAATTCTTTAGGTCATTCTCAAGTTGTTCCATCTCAGCCACGGCTTCTTGTTTCAATGCATCACCATTCAATGTAGTCCCACCACTTGGGCCTGGCACTGAAGCAAATTTACTGCGACCTTCTCCAACAATGCGCTTAGCAAAACTATAAGCATAATCTTGTAACCATGGGTATACCATATGGTCATTCAATAACATTGAATCAGGTTTGTAATTGTAAATTTGTAATAATACAGTTTCTGCAGGTACATCACTCAATGCACTCCATACTTGAGTACTTCTTAAATCATGTGTTACTACCTCAGTAGCTTGTAATTGACTATGTGCAAGAACTACTATAGTAGTTTGTAACCCATCAACTGACTGCACTTGATATGATCCATTATACCCAACAATTTTACAATTTGCAATGTAGATACTATCACCAGGATTAACTGACCAGGCGTCTTGTGTTTGTATTGTTATCGCACTGCCTACTGTTTGTCCTGCAGCACTTAATCCAGCCAGTCTAATATAGTTATGTCCGGAAGTTGGGATTTTTCTTATTAAGGTTATCTTTTTACTAACTGGATTCCATAGAAAATTCATGAATCCACCAAACATCTTCATTGCAAGTTTTTGATAATCAGTGAACAACTCATAATTAGTCAATCCACCTACTCTACCTGCAACTAACATATAAGTGTTTAAGTATCCTGAGGCAAATGGTTCAAATTGACTAGCACTAGTACCCGTTACTGAACCAATGCCACGCCTATACACTTGTCTTACAGTGACTATTTCTCTTGGTAAGATATATTCTTGTACTTCAGGTTTTAGGTCAAGGAAAGCATAACTTTCCTCAACTGAATTACTAGATTTTTGTCTGTATTTTATCAATGCTTGCTTGATTGAAAGATCATAATGTGCTTGATCAAGCTCAACATCAACTATGCCATCACCCAATCGCAATCTGATGTAATCAATAATTTCATTACGCTTTTCTTGTAGCGCAGTTACTAGTGATTCATCAAATGCAATGGGTCCCGGACCACCTAAGTTGTCCGTTTGTATGCTTTGGGTAATCGGATTTAAGTCTGGTTTGATAGTAGCCATATTTGTTAGTCCTATTGTATATATTTAGCAACAATAAGACTTGGCTACTATCTATGTCAGACTACTTTCAATAACAACACTTGATCATTGATACGACCAGACAATTTGGTTTCAGTAGTGGTAACTGATTCCATAAATTTTCGCAATTGAGGCTTAGTTGCCTTAATGAACGCCTTCAATTGATCGGCTGGCTTACGCAAGGTCTTTGATACACTTGTTACTGTGTCAAACCCAATGATTGAGGTCCCCTTCACACTCAATGATCCAGCATGGCTATCCGCAATGTATCGACCAAGCTTCCTTGTTTTAGTGTCATAACACCAAAGCTCAGTTGCACCAATGATTTCAACAGGCTTGATGCTAACCAACTTGAGAACCTTATCCTCAACTTGATATTTTAGCTTCGCAACAATCTTGTCTTTGCTTAGTGACTTTGGAGTACGGGTCTTGCGAACAGCCTTTTTAACTTGACTATAGCTATCACAGTCAGTCATCAGACTAGCAAGCCAAGTTTGAATCCTACGCCAATCCGCAGCCTTGTAATGCTTGTATGATTCCTTATGATCAGGATCCATGCTAGCTTGAATGACAGTCAGTTGGTCACTACGGTCCTGAAAGTGATTATGAATTTTGGTAACCAATGCACCAGGAACATTCTCAGTCTTCAAGAATTCAAAAACTTTGCCATTGGTAGCTTGATTCAAGATCACCTCATCAAACCTACCCTCAAGTTCTCCGATAAATTCACTGAGTTTTTCATTCAATCGTTCTTGAATGGTCATAACCGGCACAGCAACTTTATCTTGTACTGGTGCATATTCAGGTTCATCACCCATTGACAATTCAATTGCTTGAGTTACACACTCAAGAATGAATTCAATATGCCGATCTTTCAATGGCATACCTGCCCGATTTGCCATTGCCAATGAACATGCTGTCATTGGAGTATGCCTGTCAGCAGTTTTCACATACTGATCAAGTGTTTTTTTGTCTATTGTATTGCTACGACGTAGCCATTCAATCAAGTGCTTTCGTGTGCCCTTGGTATTGTAAAAGTGATTGTAATAATTAAGACTTTTCCGTAGAAAGTGATCAAATGTTTCACTATCAAATGTAGTAGCCCGATCATGATCCCATTTGGGTTCAGTACCTGTATACTTTTCATCCAGGAACAGAGGATTATGTTGACGCACAGTGCGTTTCGGAACTTTGATTTCGCCTACTTTTGCCATCTCTGGTTTCTCCATCAGTCTAGAGTGCTATTATGACATAGGTTGATAGAAATGTCAACCATGTCTGTTGTACTTATACAACACTTAGGGGTGTCATCTTCTAGATAAATATAAAAAAGAAGGAACTAGCATGGCCCGTTTAAGTTTATGGAAAGATGGCAGACATTCCAACGATTATAAATTCTTTGACCGTAGAATTTCAGAGATGTTTACTATCGGTGGTACCGGAGTGCTAGTTCATAAGTATCTAGGTCCATTAAATCAGGGTGTTACTAATGATGCTACTCAACCACAATATCTAAATCAAAGTGAACAAAATATACAAGACTTATTACTATTAGAAAATCGTGATCGTAAATATGATACTAGTGTATATAGTATGCGAGGCATGTATCAAGTTAGTGATAATGATTTTGATTTAAGTCAATTTGGATTATTTTTACAAACTGGTACATTATTCATGACCTTTCATATTAATGATATGATTGAAACTATCGGTCGTAGAATTATGAATGGTGATGTATTGGAATTAGTACATTTAACTGATTATGGTTCACTAGATCAAAGTGTACCTGTTGCTCTTAAACGATTCTTTGTGGTTGGTGATACTAGTAAGGCAAGTGAAGGATATAGTCCAACTTGGTGGCCGCATTTGTGGAGGTGCAAAATAAATCCAATGGTAGATAGTCAAGAATATAAGGATATATTAACTACCTTAACAATAAGTGATGCTGATCCAACTCCATTAAAAGATATTCTAAGTAGTTATAACAAATATATTGATATAAATGAAGCGATACTTAATCAAGCTGAATCTGATGTTCCAGAAAGTGGCTATGATATGACACTCCGTTATACATTTGATCCCAATGGTGAAACTCCTAATGCGAAAATTAAAGGTTATTTGAGTGCTGATGGTATACCACCCAATGGTTTACCAGTAGAAGCTGGTATTAGTTTTCCAGCTAATCCTGCAGAGGGGGATTATTGTTTACGATTAGATTATAGTCCTAATAGGTTGTTTAGGTATGATGGGCGGCGCTGGCTCAAGATTGAAGATGTACAAAGAACTAACATTACTAATGGGGCTGATAATAATCTAACTCTTCGTAACAGTTTCATTAATAATAGTAATACATTTATTGATCATAATCTTGAAGTTCAGCCAGAAAAACAAACCTTGAATACAATACTAAGACCTAAGGCTGATATATAATGAATTCATATTTTTATAGCGGACAGATTCGCCGATTCTTACAACAATTTATAAGGTTGATGAGTAACTTTCAAGTTCAATTAGGACAGGATCGTAATGGTACTAGTAGTTTATTAAGAGTCCCAGTATTTTATGGTGATGCTAGTAGGCAAGCTAGCCAGATTTTGAGAAATAATAGTGAAAATACATTATTAGGTGTGCCAGCAATGGCTATATATATTACTGAATTTCGTTATGATCGTAGTAGAGTACAAGAACCATTTCACGTAAGTAATTTGAATGTCAGAGAGAGAGCATATAATCCGGTTACTGGAGAGTTATCATCATCACAAGGTGATATTCTTACAGTTGAAAGATTAATGCCTATTCCGTATATACTTACTCTTAAATGTGATATATGGACAAGTAATACAGATCAAAAGTTACAATTACTAGAACAAATATCAGTATTATTTAATCCGTCTATGGAAATTCAAAGTACAGATAATAATATTGATTGGTCAAGTTTAAGTTATATTACATTGACTGATACTTCATTCACTAGTCGTTCAGTACCTTCAGGAGCTGATGATCAAATTGATATTGCTAGTTTGACATTTGAATTACCAATATGGTTAAGTGCTCCTGCTAAAGTTAAGAAAATGGGAGTTATACAGCGTATTATTTCTTCTGTGTGGGATGATAATGGAATCGTCGCAAGTGATATATTTGATACAGGCAATGCTTCACCCGTAGCTAGACAAATAGTTACTATTATGGATTTCAATATAATATATCTCGGCAATACATTACAATTAATACAATCCAATAACGAAACTACATTTGACCCTTCTGGGGCGACAGTAGAACCACCTGCTGTGTGGGAACTTGGTCTATCTAGATATGGATATGAATCTTTACGTAATGGCATAAGTCAAATTAGATTGGAGCAAGACGATATTACCATAGTTGGTACAGTAGCGTATCATCCATCAAATGCAAGCTTATTATTGTTTACTCCATTAGTTGATACCTTGCCAGCTAATACATTAGATCCGGTAACTGCTATTATAAATCCACTAACTGTTACAATTGATTCAGCATTATTAACTCCAGTTATTGGGACAAGATTTTTAATCTTACAGGATATTGGTTATCCGGGTGATGCAGAGGGACCTGTTCTTTGGAATAGACCAGGCTATCCTCAATTAGTAGCACAAGCAAATGATATCATTGAATATGATGGGACTCATTGGACCGTGAGTTTTATTAGCAGTTCTGTAAATACAGTGCAATATGTTACCAACCTAAGAACGATGACTCAATATAAATGGAAAGATCAACAATGGACGAAGGCAGTAGAAGGTCGGTATGGAGCAGGAGCATGGACTTTCGTCCCATAACTATTGGTGCTGGTGCGTTGATTTATAGTCAACAGTCAGGACGATATTTGTTTTTGCTGCGTGATGGTGGTAGTTGGTCTAACACCTGGGGATTACCTGGTGGAAAAATTGATAGTGGTGAAAGCGTAATGGATGGGTTAGCTAGAGAAATCAAAGAAGAATTGGGTGGAGTAATTATAGACCCAAAATTTGTGCCTATTGAACAATTCACTAGTAGCAATGAAAGATTTGTCTATCATACTTTCTTTGTAGCAGTAGCAGATGAATTTGTGCCTATCTTAAACAATGAACATGTTGGGTATAGTTGGTTGCCATTAGAATGCGCTCCTCGTCCATTGCACCCAGGAGTGGCTAGAACATTTGGATTTAATTCAGTACTGGAAAAAATTCGTACAGTTCAAAACTGTTGTTAATAGGTTGGACTCGTCCAAGTCAATACCCCGGCTTGAACATATGGATGTCCTACTATCAATAACGAAGTACCGTTCCATACAATGTCAGTATAACTATTAAGAGAAGTAGTATAAGGCCGTATAGTCCATGTAATTCCATCCGGGCTAAGAAATACATTCACATTATTTGTTAATATGTATTTACTTCCAGTCCATATAATTTTTGGTTCTCTAAGATACATGCTTGGAAATGCAATAGTATTGTTTAGCATCGTCCAATTAAAACCATCAGTGCTTCTCCAAATTGAAGGGTATGATCCTACAAGAAACACAAAACCCAAAAACTCATTCCTATCTGGATTCCATATTGCATTGCGCATAATATAATAATGTGCAGGTGGGGCAACGGGTACTGGATTGACAGTCCAATTAATCCCATCTGTACTAGTTGCCCCACTACTTGAACCTAGTGCCAAGTATATTCCCTCACCCCCATATGATACATTAGTTATTTGTCTAGTACTCCATATTGTCTTTCTGAGACTCCATGAACGACCAGCATCAAAAGATACTCGGATATTATAGTTGGTGGAAAATAATGCACCAGTAGCTTCTATGTAAAAAATATAATTGGTACTGACAAAACGTCCTCGCCAAGTATTTCCACCATCATCACTGTAATATCCAGCAGAATTTATAAATTCACCAGTATTAGCAGCATAAACTACTGATCGCATTGGAGCCCCACCCCAGGGAACAGAATATGATCCATTTGGTCTAAGTGTACCTCCCCTTGTCCAATTTATACCATCTCCACTCATTGCTATCTGACCTGTTTCACCACCTAGTAGGAATATTCCTGCACCATAACACAATGACATTGGTTTAAAGTGTAAATCAAGTGATGGTAATGCTGGTAATCCGGTATGTGCATTCCAGTAGGTTCCAGGAGCGCCTCTTATAGAAATAGTAAATGTTCTAGGCTCGCTGACTTGTCTGGTATCATTGGCAGAAATAACTGAAAAATTGTAGGTTGGCGGTATCGCAGCAGCATAAGCATCAGTTGGGGTACCTATTAACCGACCATCTGCTGATATATTTAACATTGGAGGTAATGTTCCTCTGGCATCCAATACATATGATACTGCATTTGCAGCTAGTAGTTGTGTATTTGCTGGGCTTTCAGCAGTTATCTGAGGTAATGATGTTGAGGTGGACCAAATAGGCAAATCATGAATCACTTCATTGGTCAATCCAGTAGAACCTGTTGCTCCAGAAGAACCAATGCATTCACCAAGAATACCAGTAGCACCTGTTGCTCCGGTAATACCACTTCCAAAACTTATCCATGAATTACTTGATTGTGAGAATAATCTATATTCTCCATTGGCATCATTCATCCAAATATTAACCCCATATGGTACTTGTACTGGTGGAGATGAAGTTATTGTAGTTAGTGTACCACTACCGGTAACATTGGCATTAGATACTTGTCTTTGCCAAGCAGATTTACTAAGGTTATATTTGTACTCAATTCCATGTAGAGTACCTATTAAATTATCAGTAGGGGATGATGGGAGTGTCATATTACAAAGTAGAAGTTAATGTTATACCTGTTGAACCAGTAGCACCCGAAGTAGATACTTGAGGTCCTTGAGGGCCTGTTGCTCCAGTAGCACCTGCTACATTTTTACCAAACATTATCCATGCATCATTAACATAAATGTATTGTACTTCTGTATCAGAATTTACCCAAATATTTAATGCAGTAGTATCAATCAAGAAATAGTTTAGACTAGTGGGGTCCCAATATACAGGAGTACCTGCGGTAAAAATAAATTCAGGAGCAACATTAGCTACAATAACAGACCCGCTATTAACTGTTTGTACAGATGATATAGCACTCCATGCATGTTTAGCTGAAATATACTTATAAACAATACGGTTAACGATAGCAGTTTGATTGTTCGACGGTGAAGATGGGAATGGCATAGTGTATTTATTTCAACTACTACGCCCAATTAATCCACCAGTGCCAGCTACCATATATGCTGGCCCTCCATTGGAGTAAGTACCATTCCATGTAACTGAATATATGTTTTGTCCAGTCCATCCGCCAGTATATGTCCAATTAAAACAATCTGAGCTAATTGCAGTACGGCCTGCAACGCCAACTACTATAAATTGTGAACCATTCCAATTTATATCGTGAATAATGTTATTACCCCAGGGTGTTGAATCTCGTAAGCCAACAAGAGTTACCCAGTTAATACCATCAGAACTAGAAGCAAGTAATCCTCCGGATCCTCCGATAACATATTTACCGTCACCCCATACCCCTGAATATGCACTTATTGGTTGACGATGGTATTCCCATGTTATCCCATCATCACTTATTGCTCCGCGTCCGGATAATCCTATAGCAAGAGTTTGTCCAGTATCTTGTCTAGCAATAACGCAAGTTACTTTTGTCGTATCTCCCCATTCAGGTCCCATTGGTCCGGAAGAAGACCAATTGATACCATCGGAACTGATCATTGTTCCACCTTTGCTGACGCGGCCAGAGAAATATAGACTTACACTACTTTCACCCTGATATGCACCAGTACCCACTGAATAAGAAAGATATAATGCACTACCAATCGCCCTCGGAATAGGTTGTACTAATAGATAACCATACTGCAGAACTGCTTCTCCATTATGGTAATAATTTATGTTACTACCATCAAATTCAACAGTAACTGAATCGCCTTGTGCCATAGAACCAATAGTTCGTAATTTTCCCGGAGAGTATATTGATAGTGATTGATATGACATAGTAAATCCATATCCTGCAGAAAATCCAAAGTACCATATTGGTCCAGGCACCTCCGAATTAAGAACTAATGTGGCGGAAGCAGTACCAGAAAATCCTTCTACTGAAGCTACAGTACCCGAGCCATTGATTGGCTTAATAAAAGTAATATTATTTGATGTAGTAATGCTACCTGAAATGCTAGGAGTCCACACTGAAGTGTTCGGAAGTAACTGATTGCCACTTGAAATATATTTTCCCAACCAAGAATTCCAAGCTATGTGATACGCGAAATACGGTCCTGTATTACTTTTTGTCCAACTAGAACCTTGTCCAACTACCACATGAGTGTCATCATAATAAGTAATGTATTCATTACGCTCATTATTCCAAGTGAGAGGTGCATGAGGCCATGGGAAAGAACCACCCATTGGGTATCCAATAATTTTAGTCCAATTAAGTCCATCTGTACTTAACATTGCTTGAGGATAGGACGAATTAGTTTGTGGAATTAAAATAGCTACATACTCTTCTCTTTCAGGACTATATGCCACTGCTCTAATATTTCTAGCATTACTTATCGGTACACTATTTGCAGTCCACTCTATTCCCGCTACCGGAGCAACAACTAATATCAATGCCCTAACTGCGTCTTGCAATTCTGCATCAGTAGCAACTACTGTAAAATTGAAAGTAGTGGTCGAAGGGACATACGCTGATTGAACAGTTCCATTAATTAACCCATGTTGTTGCAATGTCAAGCCAGGTGGCAATGAACTTCCCGAAGCCATTCTGAAGTTTGTTGCGGCAGTAACATTTAATTGAATATTTGTTGGGACTAATGCCTTGGCGGCAGGAAGTGGTGAAGTAGTAACCCATTGGGGCAATGGATGACAATGAATACCATCTACTAATTCTGCAGTACCTCCACCTGGATTCACTACATACCCAGTGTAAAATCCTGTTGGCAATGCTGGAACTATTGCACCAACTTCTGTTTCTTTAATGTAAGTAGTGGCAGTTATATATTGCCCAACGAATGCACGACAATTGGGAATAAATCCTACACCAGTAATTCTTATATACCCACCATTGATATCAACTGAATTGGCATATGGCAATGGTTCCCAATATTGATCTGTTACCACAATTGTTGATATTGCTGGGATAAGTCCAGTTGCACCAGTTGCACCAGTTGCACCAACATCAGGTAGTAAACAACCATCATCACCTGATGGTCCGATTGGTCCGGTGGCACCGTTAATTCCACTACCAATCAATTCTTTCCATTGAGTTGAGTTACCGCTTGGTATTAATACATATTGATCATCAGTGGAACTATTAATCCAAATATGACCTTGATCATTAATCGTTAGTACTGGTGCAGTTGTTGCTACTGTTATTGCCCCAGTAGTAGTACCAGTAATGATGGGTGCTAATCGTAGCCAAGCATTTTTGCTGCTATCGTAGGTATATAATACACTATTGATTGTGGTAGTGTCACCGTCATTTGGAGTAGTTGGGAATGCCATATTGTATATTTATACCAATATGGGTCAATGAAAATCTACAGTACTGGTAATGCTGCCGATGGTGGGACGAAATTGGCAGTGTATCTTGCATATTTGGTTATTCTTAGATCGTCTATATAACCAAGGTATGGTCTTGGCCCAAATGTTAAATCTTCTCCAATAATAATATTTTTAGTTACTGTCCCAAACACTATTGAACTAGTTGCTGTTGCAACAGATACACCATCAATATATAAAACAAATGATGTACCGTTTCTAACCCATGCAATATGATGCCAGTTACCATCCCGATATGAAGTAGTGTTTGCAGTCATAAAAGGACTGCTTGTTGAATAATCTGCCCAATATATAGTCATAGCAGCACTACTATTGCCATTTAATTGAATACCCCATCCACCGGTCCAAGGAGAACTAACCCAGGACCTTGTAATTAATGTTGCATTGCTGGTAGTTTGCGTGGTGTTAATCCAAAATTCAATTGTAAAATTCCCCGTACCAAAATCCCATAATGGGACCGACGTTATTGTTAAATAATCCCCAGTACCGTCAAAGTACATCGCGCCTGTACCGTATTTTTTAACTGCAGTGGATACTCTAACATCACCGACTGTTGTTAAAGTATTTTTACCAGTAGTATCTTGTATTCCAGTGTTTGTTCCGGACAGTAGTAAACTACTCTGGGCCGTTACGGTAGTAGAAGTCAATATTGGAAATGTATCAAATGTAATGGCTCCACTTGTTGTCCAGGTGTATATACGATATCCACCAGATAATGTCATTGTTGCATTAGTGGTGGATAGTGCTGCAGGCAAAGTTGCCAAGTAACGAATAACTACTATACCAGAGCCGCCATTGATACCTGCAACTGGAGTAGCGTTTGGTGCCCAAACACCACCAGCACCACCACCGGTATTTACAGCACCAACTACAGCAGCAAGAGCTGGTCTACCGCCACCTCCACCGCCTCCTGTACCACCTACTTGCGTTGTTCCGCCAGAAGTAGCTCCGCCACCTCCACCCGCATAGTAAGTTGCTGATCCTGAAATTGAACTGGAAACACCTACCCCACCTGGGCCTGGACTTGTACCAACAGCGCCTGCGCCACCACCACCACCTGCAGTACCTGATGTACCATTGAATGAAGCAGTACCACCATTATATCCTTGTCTTGGTGGGCCGGCGGTACCTGATCCGCCTGCACTACCCGATGAACCTGCACCGCCACCAGATCCTCCAGTAGAACCAGAATTGTTTCTATATATACCGCCACCTCCACCAATTGAAGTTAATGATATACCAGTACCTACAATACTTGAATTCTGTCCATTTCCACCATTAGTACCTGCAGCCGCACCAGTTCCTCCTGCACCCAATGATATAGTGTATACTGTATTTGATAACGCAGTTATGTTACCCGTTAATAGTCCTCCAGCGCCACCACCGCCACCGGTATCATTATTACTAGCACTTCCACCTGCACCACCACCTGCAATAACTAGATACTCAATAGTGTTGGTTGTAGTTGTAGTGATGGTTATAGATGCTGGTAATGGAGCAGTAGGTGGAGTGAAAGCTGAAGTATAAACTGCAAGACCTTTAACTATACGGAGGTTAGAGAGGTAACCACCAAACCATAATCTTCCGGGTATGTTCTCATCTGCATTATTAAATCCACCAATACCTAAAATTGAAGAAGGGCGATCTACTAATGCAGTGTATGTTGGTGTAGTTGCACTTTTTACGCCATTTTTATACGCTGAAAGCACGCCACCTGAACCAACAAACGCTACATGTGTCCATACATTGGGAGATACAACCAAATCGGTAAATGTAGTACCAGTACCATTTGAGTAAAAAAATAATTGATTAGTTGAGTTTAGTATTACTGCTCGCCATCCATAATTGAGGCCGCCTGCGCCTGCCCATCCATGATACATAAAAATTTGTTCTGCTCCAGTAGAAGCAGTTTGATAGATCCAACATTCAACAGTAAAAGCGCCTGATCCAAAGTCATAAACAGCAGACGCTGGGGCGGTTAAGTAATCCCCAGTACCATTAAAATATGCACTACCCCCAACCGTCGCAGCACTATAAGCTGCAGTTGGTGCAAAGGGAGAGAATGATTGTATTTTTGGTGACCCAGACATTACGATGGCAAATACATTGGCAGAGTTATCTTTAAAATAGTTATTCTGTAAAGTTAATAGGACTGTGTTGGTTATTGAGGTTAATGGTGTTGTTGGAATAGTTAATGTAGTTAATGTAGGATTATATACTGCGGTTCCCTTAACAACACGAACATTAGAAATATAACCAGTAAATGAAGAATATGCAGCCCCGTTAAGTATCGTAGTTCCTATATTAAAACTTTGGTTATTATTTGGAAAGGCAGTCGCTACGGCACTAGTAGCCACTCTTATGCCATCTAAAAAGATAGCATTATTGGTAGTCCCTGAAACCGACCTAACAATAGCAATATGATGCCAAGTATTTTGAGTAACTGGAATACTTACTTGAATACAGACGGAAGCGTTATATGCATCTAGATACCAATTTATAGCAGTTGTACCAAGAGCTAAAGCGAAACCGACTGACGGACTAGCTCCTGAATAATTTTTATTTAATAAATATCCGCCGGTTCCAATCATATAGAACCAGCATTCAGCAGTCATATCCCCTGAATCAAACTCTAAGTTTGCACTATCTGCAACACTTATATAACTACTACCATCAAAGTACCCACTCCACCCAGTTTGCGAGAATGGAGTAAATGTACCTTGCGTTGGCGTACCACTTCTTGTAATTGTAAAGTTACTAGAAGAACTATCTCTGAATTGATTGTTATTCTGTGATTGATTATTTTGTAATGTTAGTAATACTGTCTCTGTTCCAGTAAGTGCGGCTATATTTGTACCACTACTTTGAATTCTTGATAATGGGGCTGTAGGAGGAGTGAATGCTCCGGTGTATACTGCCGTTCCATTAACAATACGCATATTTGATATATAGCCAGGATACCAATAAGGATAACTTGCCACCCCTAATAGACCTATATTCATCCCAGCGTTATCAGTCCAAGTGGTGATATTAGTAGAAGTACCAGAACTTACACCATTAATATATGCGGTAGTGGTTGAACTATTTTTAACAACAGCAATATGATACCATCTATTAAGTAAGAAACTGTATGTTGCTGATACACCACCAGCTCCCTTAAAGGCAAAATAATAACTTGTATATGATGATGCCGTACCACCAAATCCTTGTTCCCATCCGTTACTTGCTCCACTAGTGCCAAAAGGAACTGCAATATAATTACCGCTAGAAGAACTAGGATAACTTGTTAAGTATGCCCAATATTCAACGGTAAAATTTCCACCTGAAGTTAACCAACCACCCGTTTTTGTTACAGTAAAATAATCACTACTTCCATTAAACAGGCCACTCCCATAACCAGAATAAAGTGAGGGTAAGATAAAGGGCTGATAACCAGAAATTATAGTATTAGATCCGGTAACTGTGTTAGTAGAATTATCTTTAAACCAACTACTTTGTAATGTTAATAAACTTGTTGCTGTTCCAGTAATAGCAGCAATATTACCACTACTACTTTGGGTTGCTGTTAATGGTACAGTTGATACTGTAAAATTACCGGTGTAAACTGCGGTATTGGTTATTCTAAAATTTGAAATATATCCATAAAATCCATATCCAGGCGAAGCAGCAGTATATCCAATATAAGCAGTGGTCTGCAAAATAGTAGTGGTAAAAGTTGCATTAGTGGCATCAAGTACGCCATTTATGTATATTTTTGCAACATTACTAGCATCACGCACCAATGCAAAATGTGTCCATATATTCAAAGGAATTGAAGAAACACTAATCAAAGTACCATTAGCACCTGCTCCAGTACCTATAGATATTTTTCCTGCTGGGTCATTGAACATAAGATTCATACGACCTGGATCAGATCCAGCAGAGGCATACTGTGAATATATACACTGAAGTGAAGAACTAGTTGAATATATCCAGCCTTCTATAGTAAAAGCACCAGTACTGGCTATGGGTATAGTGGCAGGATTAACAGAAGTTGAAGTACCATTAAACAATCCACTATAATACCCTTCTTGATATGGATTAAAAGTAGTAGCCCTAGGTGCACCAAATGGATTTAATGAAAATTTATTAATACTTGCATCATCAGTAAATGGAGTTACATCACCATTCAATAATAAAACTGTAGTATTAAAGTAGGGATCATTTGCGGCGATACCAACTCTTAGAGTTGTAATTAATACTGCTAAAGAAGTTAAATGAAGCATCTTATCCGTAAGATGATAATTGACCGAATACGGTCCATGCTGAAGAAACTCTTAACAAAGTAAATCCAACCATATCAATCTTACTAGCATTACCAGTAGGTACAGTAGATGATACCCATTTGATAGTTTGTGCTACTCCATCTATTTGAACTGCGGATGGAATATAAGCTGTTCCACCTTGATTTAATATCAATACCACCACAATAGTTCTGTTATTAGTGGCAGGAACATTGGTTATGTTTGCAGTAAAATTTGCTGCAATACTAGTATGATAAAATATTCCACCAGTACTTAAATCGTGAACTACATTACCAGTAGCTCCAGTTAAACTATTAATAACATCAGTTGTTTGTTGGGTTGTAGTCAATCCAGCAATTGTTAAACTAGTTAAATTACCTAATGAAGTAATACTTGATTGTGCGGCTGTAGTTACTGTACCTGCTGTTGCTGCGGCTAAATTCGCAACAGGTGTTGTTGAATTTACAATCAAAGTACTTGTACTAATATTACCGGCACTGATATTACCAGCAGTAGTAAATCCAGTGTCAGCAATAAAAGTGAAATTAGCCATCAGCTATTATTCTGGAATTGCAGGAACAACTATTTCAATCCAAGCTAGTGTATCTTCATCCCATCTATACATTTTGCCATCAGTTGGCATTGGAGTAGGTGGTTCCCATTGGCAAGTATCTTCTACTAATGTCCAGCTTGGAAATGGTTTAGGTGGAATGAAAGCATCTAGTGAGCTATCATATGCGTATCCGATTCCTGCATAGTTTTTACGAAGTGGAGTACCGCCAAGTCTATGTTGACCTGCAAAAGTATTATAACTTGTTTGAATCCAAGTTGATGGACTACCGACTAGACCGGTGTTGATAAAATCTTGTTCAGCTACGATGACCTGAACTACCTGATTAGCTTCATTAATTTGTGCAAAATGACCCATGTTAAGTGTCTCCTTATTGTCTATTTATTTGAATGTATTTTTATATGTTAAAAAGTTATTGAACCTGATCCAGTAGTGGTCCAGGTATAAATTCGATATCCGTTTATTATCGTTACGGTAGGAGATCCGGTTGTTGCTGTTGCTGCATTGTAGGTTGCAAGATAACGAAGTATTACTATCCCTGATCCGCCTGCACCGGCAGCTCCTGCAGCATATCCACCAGCACCACCGCCCCCAGTATTTACTGTACCTGGCAATCCTGAACCACTAAAACTACCGCCCCCACCAACTGATGCTGCACCGCCCCCACCTCCAGAACCGCCACCAGCATATGCAGTATTTGTTCCATTTATTGAGGAATACACTCCAATACCTCCACCAAGTGCTCCATTATTTACTCCAACGCCGCCAGCGCCACCGCCCCCACCACCATTTGGTTGACCTGCGTTTCCTCCTGCAAATCCTTGAGCGCCGCTTGATGATGCGGCTGCACCTGCACCAGAAGGCCAACCACCGCCACCCCCTGACCCACCTACTAATCCAGCTCCGCTACTACTACCGTTACCGCCACCACCGCCACCGATAGCAGTTATAGTTGCAAAAGTAGAATTACTACCACTAGTTCCGGCTGCACTACCTCCTGTCGCACCAGCAGGGCCACCAGCGCCTACAGTAATTGTAATAGTAGTTCCAGAAGGTACACTATATCCAGTAAATGCAATATATCCTCCAGCGCCGCCGCCGCCGCCACCACCATTACTGCCGCCCGAACTGCCGCCGCCACCACCGCCCCCTACAACCAAATAATCAATTGCGTAATTTGATGTTACAAATGCATACCATGCACTGCCATTCCACATTTCAGCAACATTTGCAGTTGTATTCCATCGTGTATTACCGACCGTGGGACTACCGGGGCGTTGAACTGTATTTCCGCTGGGCAATGCCAAAAATCCAGTGCTGGTAGTGGGAGTATCATATGATGCTACAGTTGTTGCAGTAACTGTCGCTCTCCAGGATGTTCCATTCCATATCCAAGTTTTTGAACCTAAGGTATAGGTTTGATTCAATGTGGGACTTGCTGGTAAAGTTAATGCCATGATTATTGATACCTATATCTAATTATTACTATACCAGAACCACCAGTACCTGATGCAAGAGTTTCTCCACCGCCACCGCCACCGCCACCGCGATTAGTTGTGCCATTTGTAGCAACTGCACCATAGTGTCCATTTCCACCGACTGATGAGCCACCCAATGGGACACCGGCAGTACCTGAGCCATGTGCAGAACCACCGCCTCCACCTGCATAGTACAATACTGATCCGCTAATTGATGATGCTAATCCTACTCCGCCAGCGCCACCTTCTCTATTATTTGTCCCGTATGTATCTCCACCCGCACCACCCGCACCGCCACCGCCAGCACCGCCATAAGCGTTACCGGAATTTCCTCCACCAGCATATCCTTGTCCACTTATACCAGAAGCACCGCTGCCCGTGCCACCCTGGCCTACTCCTCCACCACTTCCTCCGCTTAGTGGTGTTGATGCTTGGTACCTTCCACCAGCACCGCCGCCAGTAGCAGTAACAATAGTATTAATTACTGAATTAGTACCATTGGTAGCTACTGGGCCAGCACCACCTACGGTAACTGTATAAGTAGTAGCTATCACCGTCACTCCAGATGCAGTTAAATAACCACCTGCACCACCACCACCTGCATTACCTGCGTTAGTGTCGCCGCCGCCGCCGCCGCCAGCAACAACCAGATAATCAACAGTACCACCTATTGGTACATCTGACGGAGTAAAAGTTCCGCTTGTATTAAAAGTGTGAATGGCATAATTACCTACATATGTTACAGTTGCATTTGTACTAGTAGCAGTAACCAATCCAATGTAAGTTAAATTAAACCAATTAGTATTGTAATAGACTTCAACATAGTTAGTATCACTGTTGATTCTCATATTGCCTATTGTGGGAGGACTAGGCCGTTGTGCAGTATTACCACTGGGCAATGGATTAGCAGAAGCACCAGTTGGGCCAGCAGTAGTAACGACAGACTCTAACCAAACATTACCTGTTCTAATAAGCAAAGTACCATCAGTTGTATCGTACCACATTTGGCCTTCAACTGGAGAAGTTGGAGCAGTAGTGCTAACTGTAGTAGCCGATGAAGTTGTTGATGCTCTCCAACTTGAACCATTCCAGGCCCAGGTTTTTGAGCCTAAGGTATAAGTTTGATTTAATGTAGGACTACTTGGAAATGATAATG